TAATTATAACACATATGTGGTATAATTTACTTGACCATTATACCATGAAAAAAATATTTAGTCAATAAGCAAAAAAGGGGTTGACTCATTTGATCTACTATGCTATACTATTGCCATATTGGAGCAAAAAATGACATGCGCAAAGTGTGACAAAGAGGCATGGCTGGTCTCCCCCATGCCTGGGTACTACAGATATAAGTGTACTTGTGGTTGGGACAGTGGATTTGTGCATTTAGACCAAAGAACTACACGAGATCACGAGTATTATGCAATGAAAATGTATAAATATACAGAAAGAGAGAAAGAGTATGAAAAAAGTACTGAATGTGTTTAGGTTGGTGTATACAATGTTGGGCTTGACATTATTTCTGTTATACTTTATATTGTATGAAATGAAAGATGCTTCTTTCATTTTTCTAGTGTTTGCAATTGCTTACACATTACTTGGAATTGATTACTTGGTAGTTTATAGTTTTAAAGGAAAAAAAAGCATGAGGGTTGGTATAGTAGGAAGTAGGACTTTCAATGATTACAGTAAGATGAAAGAAGAGTTCTTAAACCTCTATAGTGTTGAAGATATTGAGTGTATATTTTCCGGTGGGGCTATTGGAGCAGATTCATTGGCTCGAAAGTTAGCAGAAGACTTAGGTATTGAGATAGTGGAAATACTTCCCGATTGGAATAAGTATGGTAAATCTGCTGGTTATATCCGTAACCAAGTCATTGTTGCATCTTCTGATGAGATTCTCGCATTCTGGGATGGTAGAAGTCGTGGTACAAACCACACTCTTGACTTGGCAGGTAAAAAGGCTATGCCTGTTCACATAGTAAGTTTTAGGTGAAAAGGAGATTATATGGTAGACAACCGTCAGAACAAGATAAAAGAAACCTGGTATGCACAGATAGGTTCTGATCCATCTCTAATTGATACTGCAATTCTACACGCACGAGTGACAGGGAGTATTGGTGCTACTGAACAAATAGGATTTGATGGTCCATTTGCTACAGTCCGAAGAGAAGGCTATCAATCTGTAGATTATTACAAGGTAGAGCATATATGGTAGCAGTTCATTTTGAAGAAAGATGTCCTTATGATGATGATTATGGAAAACCAAAAGATATATTTGTGTTTCTAACCCAGAAAGATGCTCAAGAGTATTTATTGGGGCATGGGGCAAAGAGAGTCAGTAACACCACATATGTCTACACTGAATATCATTCGGAAGTACATGCAAAGATTCATAATGTAGTGTGGAAAGCAAGCACTACAGTAGAAATAAGTGGAATATGACCCGCCGAGCCTCTTCACAATGCTCACTAGGGAGGGTTTTCTGGTCACTACTGAAAAGGTAGCCCAGACGAAAAGGGCAGTTGCAAATGCCCAAAGTAGGCGGTAGGTGGAAGCCCTACAGACACTTTTTCTCAGGAGCAACCCAACCGGGGACTTGGCCCGAACACATGATGCAAGACCAATTAAAGATTGCACGGTCGGGGTATAAGACTTCTTACCATGCCATCTGGGAATAGGTGGCTATTGGTTGTGGATAACCAAGAAAAACAACCACCCAGGATGGTCTAACCTGGCTAAACACCACTTGCCTAGGCAATGCAAGTAAAAAACTCACCCTGTCAGATGGTTAAAGACAATAAACATTGCCAGCCCGGAAAGACGGGTCTTGGATGACGTACACCAAGTAAAAAACGGCTATCGAACGCACCTATGCAAGCATAGCAAAAATAGGAACCAGTGAGGTCGCAAGGTGTAGGGCGACAAAAGCACTCGGGTTCGAGCCCCGGCCCTGACGAGGGTGTGAGTTGTGAGGGAGGCATCCCAATAGCAATAGCGTACGTTTCCGGGTCAACGCCGGGCACTGTGTTTGATGCTTTTCGGTGAAGTAGTCTATGGCCTTGGCCTGACCCCGGGGGATGGCAGTTGCAACCAAGGCAAACCGATTTTTATCGCACGAGTGGCGAAATAGGCAGACGATACGGCACGTTTGGCCGTAGACAGGTACGAAGAAATCGAAATCCGATGAACGTAATTAAATCCTGTCGTGCAGGTTCGAGTCCTGCCTCGTGCATCTTTAGGGCCTGTGAATGGTTTCGATCTACGGTAAATCCAAACGGGCCACCGTAGAGAACCCGGTTCGACTCCGGGCAGGTCCAGAGCCACAGTAAGTGGTAAGAATACACAAGGAGAAACATATGAGAACAGGTCTGTCACCTATTCAAGAGCAGGATTTAGTGTTTACAGTAGAGGAATTAACAGCAGAAGTAGAGACTCTTATCCAAGAAATTGGAAGCCTCTATGAAGAAATTGCACTTAAAGATGCAAAGATTGAAGCACTACAAAAAGCTGTTCTTCTTGCAAGTAAAAAGTAAGTCTTATGTGGTATAATAATTTAAGGCTTGTATGGTCTTAACCGTTCGCTCCGTATGGAGGAACACACATTATTTTATGGAGGTGTGCCTATGGCAACCACTATTTACCGAATGGTCTCGATTGGAGACTACCTTGACCGTCTTTTCAGTTCGTTTTCAGGGGAAGGTTCAATCCCTGAAGAAAGTCCTTGGGATCGACTTACTGGGTTTCCACCCATGGAAGTTGCATTCAATTCAAAGACTAATGAAGGAAGATTTCGTTTCGCTCTTGCTGGGATTCCAAAGGAAGATGTCTTTCTTGAGTTCCGCAACGACCACTTGATCTTAGGACTGAAAGAGCGAGTTTCGGACAAAGATGACTGGAACATTATTAAATCTAGCCTGAAAAGCTCTGCCCATGGTGAGTGGAAATACCCCGTTTCTCTTGATCGTTTTAATGGTGATGAAGCAAAAGCATCTTGGAATGGTGGTATTCTTACAGTAACTATTCCGTTGAAGGAAGAGAAGAAACCGAAGAAATTGCTTATTGAATAAGAGCAAGAACCCCTACGAAAGTAGGGGTTTTCTGTTGACACACATAGGCAATATGTGATATACTTTGTGCAAAAGGAGATAAAGAGTATGGTATTTTTTCAAATCTATTGGATTGGTGGGTTAATCTGGGCTTTCCTTGCTTTGTCTGGAATTGAAATTATGAGAAAACAACAAGAGAAGAACCAAAAAGAACTTTCTGCTATCAGTAAAATTGACTCAATAAGAGAACGGTTTTCAGTTGTGGGTCTCATTGTCTTTACAGTTGTGACCTGGCCATTATCCTTCATAGCACTGATCAAAGCTATTTTTTCAAAGTAACCCTTGACATAATAATTTTTATGGTGTATACTTCTTTTATACTAAAGGAGAGACCATGAACCAACTTGTTATCAATGAAACAACTGAACTTACCCAAGAACAAGTAAATTATATCCTTAACCATATTAAGTATGATAAATTGAAATCATCTTTTGAAACTGAAATTAAGAAAAATGAAACTGACTTTATTGCATTACTTGAAGATTTTTTAAATACATTAAAGCCTGGAACACGAAAAACATATGAGAAATTTTTACGACAATTTGTCAATAATGAAAAAAACTTATTTTACTTTACAAAAAAAGATGCAGATGAGTATGTAATGAATCTATCTAATGTATATAGTTCAAGTTCGGTAAGATTATTTGTAAGTGCGTTAAGTTCATTTTGTTCAAAATTAGTTAGATGGGATGTGTTAGAATACAATATTTGGTATGGAGTTACATTGCCAGATTCTCAGAGAAGTGTTGAATTAGTTGTACCTGATGATAAAGATGTTAAAACTTTACTTGATTATTATAAAGAATTGTCTTACTGTAAATGTGTGAGTGAAAGCACACAAGAAAGTGCAAGAAAAATGTTTATTGCAATTACATTATTAAGTGAAACTGGTCTTCGTGTTGGTGCATTAACTGAATTAATTGTGAATGGTGATATGTATAGTACTGTTAGTAAAGGAAAAAAGGTTCGAGGTAAATTACCAGAATCTTTTTTCCAAGCCATTGAGTTCACTGGAATGTCAATAAGTGTATTGAAAGATTTGAATAAGCCGATGGTTCAATTCAATCTTTCCAATGCCTGTAAGAAGCTACACTCTGAAAAGAAGATTGCTCATGTGTACCATCCACACAGTTTTCGACATTATTATGCTGTAAAGCAGTATCGAGAACATAAGGATATCTACACAGTGAGTAGACTATTGAATCATGCAAGTGTTCAGATCACGCAACGGTATCTTGAATCTATGGAAATTGTGTAAGGAAATAAGATGAAAAAGTTCTATGAAAAAGAAGAGAAAATTATCCTTAACTTTGGTGGACCAGAATTTCCAAGGACTCTTGAGTTTATTAAACAAATCCCAGGAAGAAAGTACGACCCTGTAAGGAAGGATTGGAGTATTCCAAATACCATAGAGAACCAACGATTGTTGGAAAACTTTGGGTTTAATGGGGATAGGCCTTGGGTGTCAGAAGATTCTGTTGATGAATCATATAAAGGTATTGAACTTACAACTCCATCATTTCTTAGGAACTACCAAGTTGATGCTCTGAAGTACCTCAAGTTTCATGATGATAGAGCATATCTTGGAGCAAACATGGGAACAGGGAAGACAATTATGAGTCTGTCCCACATTGAAATGAATGGTTATAAAAAGTCTTTGGTTATTTCTCCTGCTGGAGTAAAGATCAACTTTCTCAAGGACTATCAAAAATTCTACAAGAAAAGTTTGACCATTCTCTCTGGTCTTGACAGTATTCAATTTTATAGCAAAGATGGAATCTATGTAGTTAACTACGAATTACTCTCTTTGTCTATGGAAACAATTGAAACCAAGTACCGAAAAAGAAACGGAGACATTGGGGTTCGTAAAACTGCAATGCCTAAACAATCAATGCTTGACTTTGCTAGTTCAAAGTTTGATTGTATTATTGCTGATGAAGCCCACAAATTAAAGAATGAAGAGTCTCAAGCATACCAGGCATTTTCCTTATTGGCGAAGGATGCTAAGTCAGTTATCCCTATGAGTGGAACCCCAATTCTGTCACGGCCAGCAGAAGTATTTGGTGTTATGAAGGTTCTAAAACCGAAGGTATTTAATGACCAGAACAAGTATGCTTTTCTTACTCGATATTGTGGACCAAAAGCAGTAACTATTCGTGGTGGTGGAAGAATTATGACCTACACTGGGGCCACAAACGGTAAAGAACTCAATACACTGTTACGAAAGAATGGTATGCTCATCATACAAAATACCGACATTGACAAAGAGTTGCCAGAAGTGATCTCTCATGTGGCAGTGATTGAACTAGACGCAAACTACCAAGCATACAAGGAAGATTTGTATGACCAAATAGCTGATAATCCGGGGATGGTTCTGTCTGCAATTGAGAAGCTGAAACAGTTTTCTGTTGTACACAAGTTGGAAAACTGTATTGATTACATAAATAATATTTTGGATATTGAAGAAAAGGTTGTAATATTTGCTTCCCATAAAATGGTTGTAGAGTTTTTGCACAAACGCTATAAAAACTCTGTTACCTATAATGGGGATGTGAGTCCTGCACAGAAAGAAAAGAATAAAGAAGCATTTATCAATGACCCAAAAGTCAAAATGATTATTGGGAACACTGAATCAATGGGCATTGGTGTTGATGGATTGCAACATAGTGGAAGTAGCTCCATGGTGTTTATTGAGCTTGCTTGGAACCCTGCAATGCACGAGCAAGCAATTGCAAGACTTGTGCGAAGTGGATACAATGGGAAAGCTCACGTAAACACTCACTATCTTGTTGGTGAAGGAACTATAGAAGAAGAGATCATGGAACTCCTTGATAAAAAGAAGGGAGTCTTTGCTTCGGTTATAAAAGGTGAGGATGTGAAAGAAGAAGACCTTCTCACTTACATGAAGAACAAGTACTTGGATGAGGCGTTAGCATATAGTCGCAAAAAGAACAGGAGATAGTATGGCATTGAAACTGACAAGGGAACAAATTGACAATTCTGATGAACTAAACCTTGCCATTGGTTGTATTGTTTCTGATGTTTTTCTTGAAGAACTTAACAACATTCTTTCAAGGAACCTACAACTCATTAAGGCCCAGGGAGTAAAAACTATTATACGGTGGTGTCTTGACCACTATAAGATTCATACAAATGCACCAAAGGAATTGATTCAAGACATATTTATCAGTCAGCAACCCGGTATGCAGGACGAAGTTATTGAGTCAGTGGGGACAATTCTCACCAATCTCAACGACCGCTATTTGCAAAACGAACAAGCATTCTCTGAACGATATTACCTTGCTAAGAGTAAAGACTACCTTGAAAAAGAATCTTTACTCAGATTAGCTCAAGAGATGACCGGAGCTATAACACTTGGTAAAGTTGAAGAAGCTAAAAGACTTCTTGTAAACTTCAACAAAGTTGATAAGGTAATCTCTACAGGCGTAGACCCTTTCACTGACAGAGCTTTGGTAGTAAAGATGTTTGAATCTCTTACTACAGGAATACTGAAGTTCCCCTATGATGCTCTTCAGCAGATGTTCCATCAAGTGTATAGAAAAGATGTGATCTCTGTTGCAGGAAAAGCAAAAGCAGGGAAAAGTTTTGTAATGCAACAGTTAGCATTATACGGCCTGTACAGCGGATTGAACGTGGCAATGTTTTCATTTGAAATGGGTGTGGAGATCATGGGAATGCGTTTGTTTCAAAACCTTCTTGGTGAATCTCGTCATTCAATGGAAGCAGAAGTACGAATCCCCTACTTTGATAAGAACAATAACATACTCTATGATACATTGATCAAGCCAGGTCTTGAAATGAGTGAAGTTATTCAATTCCAAAATGCTTTCAAAACATACATGGGAAATGGTCAACTTCGTTTCTTCGATTCTGACTCTTGCGGAAGGAAGGTGTCTAATATTGTTGATGCACTTAACCGACTTGAGAAGTATGAAGATTTCAAAGTTGACATGGTGGTGATTGACTATGACAGCCTATTAGAGAACGAGCATGGATTCAATGGGAGTACATATGAAGGTATCAACGAAATCTGGAAAGATGTCAAAAATAAAATAGCTCTTGATCTCAACACTCTTGTTGTCTTTGGTTCACAGTTGAATAAAGATGGTGCAAAGGGAGAAGTGACTCCACTTAATGCTTCTCACAGCAGTCGTAAATTCGACTGGGTTTCTGTCTGGATAAGTCTTGTTGCTACAGAAGCAGAGCGAACAAATGGGTTGGCTAGATTAACTGCATTAGGAAGACACCATGACTTTAGTGGGGATGAGGTAGTTATCACTCAAGCACTAAGTCTTGCCCGACCAATCCTTGATGCCAGGTGGAAGAAAGACATCCCCGGATATGATGACTTTGTTGATTCACTTTCAAATGACCACAAGGCAAAGCAACCAAAGAAAAAGCAAGAAGAAGAAGACAAGGATTGGCGTGTATAGTTGACATTCTGTACTCTATAGTGTAGAATGTATTTGTGAAATGGAGGAAAGTATGAATAGTGTTATTATGTTTCGATTCTCAGTGGAAGAAGGTTATTTCCATGATGATTGGTTTTTTTCCCTCAAAGACCCGGCATTCATAAAAAAACTTGAACAGATGTATGCTCAAAATATTTGTGGTCATCAAGTGACAATGACATTGACAAGCGACTTAGAAATTGAGGATGGTATGGCACATTTTTGGGCAGATGCAGAAGGAGATGACTATAAGTACGCAGAAATGATCTTCGTAGAAGCATATCTCGTTGTTGATGGTAAATACAGATTTAAACTTCAGTGGGACCAATTTACAGACATGGAGAATTTGAATGACGTTTCAATCTGAACAATTAGCAAAGATAATTAAAGACTGGAAACCAGTATGGTCAACTGCTGGGTCAGTGAAACACCATGATTGGATATTTTTTTCTGGTGGCTATGTGCTGTGTTATAATGGATACTTTTATGTACACACAATGATTGATATGCCATCTGATGCTCACTTTGCTTTGTCTGCTCAAAGTGCATTAGCTCTACTTACAGGCGACACTGTGGAGGTTGGGTATACTGATGATGCTTCGTTCATGCAAGTAAAGAAAAGGCGAGTTGAATTTAGCTACCCTTTTTCATTGAAAGAAAAGATAGAAAAGTTCTATTTGTATGATAAACCCTTGGCATCAATAGTCCCAGATCAGTTGCAACTCATTGAAATGTTTGGATATGTGTTTCCACAAAACATTGAGTTCAGTAATGTTTATGCTTATAACGGGAATCTGTATGCCTCGGATGGATATCGTATTGTGATGCAACCAACAACATCAATTGATGCTGTGTTTCCATTTGGTATACAAAAATTGATTAATGATCAAATTCGAGGAATTGAAAGCACACCAGATGGTATTACTTTGTCATATGGAGAGTACACTTTGTCAGCAGCAAAAACCATGGGACATGCAAGGGCTATAACATCAAGGATTCCAAGTACATTAACCTCACAATGGTGTATCATACCAGATGAAATTTTTGAAATCTTAGAGGCTACAAAGACATTTGGGTCAGAGTTCAAAGCTAAAGATTTGAAAGTACAAATCGATTTTACAAAAGATACTGGAACAGTCACTATAAAAGGATTTAAGTCGAAGTTTTCTGACTCATTTCCTTGTGAGTGCACCCACCCATTCACCATATACGGGCACCCGAATCATTTAAGAGATGCTTTTTCATTTCACAATAAGTTTGGATTCAATGTGGATGGTGAGTTTATTTTACTTGAGAGAGAGGATGGTGGTATTCAGTTCCTATGGATAGGAGAATAAATTGACAACAACCCACTTACACTGGCTGAAAACACTGGCACACTGGATAGTAGTAATGGTGAGTATCACCTTTACTGTACTGTTGTTCTATCAAATTTCTTCCACTTCTATTGGGAAAATAGCTACTGTAAGTTTTGGGTTTGCTTTAGAATTGTTTAAGATTTATATTTTGGTAACGATTAAAGACCCACATAAAATGGCGTTTAAGTATTTAAAAAAGTTTGGGCTGTTCATGGTCTATCTTTCTCTTGCTTTAGCGAGTGGACTTGCTACTCTTGGTTTTGCGATTGGAGAAATTGAGGGACAAAGTTTTGCAAGTTCAAGTGCAAACGCTCCAATCATCTATGCAGAACAGGATTTGCAAAGGTATACCAGACAGATAGAAGACATCACTGCCCAAATGTCCCAACTGCCACCAGATTATATTACAGCAAGGCAAAGATACCTAACTACAATATCTGAGCTGGAAGTTCTACGGGCTGAAGCAATGGCAACACTAGTAAATGCTCCAACACTAGAGGTTGTTGCAACAGACACATTTACTTTACTTGGAAAGTTACCGTTTATAAATCTTGACGGTGAGACACTTTTATTTTACATTTTCTTGGCACTGGTGATTTTGTTAGAGGTTGCAATTGCAGTGACCACAGACTTCACAGAAGACAAGCCAAAAAAGAAAAAAGACGAAGAGCCTGACCCAGACGATGATGGCACAAATGGTATTGAGTCAACAGTGACAGATATTGATGATAGTAGTTTTGAGATAAGTAGAGATGAGGAGGAAGAGATGCCTGGTTTTTTTAATTTAGAGAAAAATAAGTCACTCCCAACGGTAGCTATTGATAAAAAGATAGCAGGGTGTGAAACTTGTCAAATGTACAAAACGTGCCAAAGCCCAAAGATTGCCCCAAAGGGTAATGGTAGAATACTTGTTGTATTCCCATCCCCAACCAGACATGAAGACCATTCAAAACCATTTAATGAGCCATATCAACGCTATCTCTATCACGTTCTTGGAACTTTCGGTATAGAGGCAAAAGATATTACTGTTACGCATGCACTTCAATGTTACCAGGGTGAAAAGGTTTCAGCCAAAGCAATCGAGGGGTGCCATTATAGACTGAAGAAAACAATAAATGAGCTTGAGCCAACGATGGTCATCATAACTGACTCTGTTGCTATGAAAGCATTATACCACACATCAAACAGTGGTAGGTTTTCGTTTGCAAAGTATGCAAAGTTCACTGGTTCTATTATTCACGATCAAGATTTGAAAACGATTGTGGTTCCAATCGAAAGCCCATATGAAGCGTATGATGCTCTTGCTTTTAGAAGAAAGAAGATACTTGAAAGAGACGAAAGTGCAAAGTTTAACAGCGATCTATGGAAAGATCGCAAACTGGCAAATGTTGACAAGTTCAGAATAGTTGACCGTTTGATAAAGAAACAAATAAAGCGAGGACTCGGCTCATCATTCAAACTATTGCCAACTCATGAGGTTGAGTATACAATTGACCCAGTGACCGCAGTCTCATATCTGCGGTACTTCATGGACAAAGAGGCTTATGCTTTTGACATTGAAACTGATGGCCTCAAGCCTTATGTTGAAGGACATAAAATCTACACTTGGGGATTTAGTGATGGAAATAGAACTGTTGCATTCCCTCATTTCCAAGACAAACAATTCTTACGGGTACTCAGACACGTTCTGACCAATGATGCAAAAAAGATTGGATGGAATATAAAGTTTGAGACGAATTGGATTCGACATATTTTAGGGTATGAAGTCACCAATTGGGAATGGGATGGCATGATTGCTGCACACATACTTGACAACCGAGCAGGGATCACTAGCTTGAAATTCCAAGCATTTAGTGAGCTAGGAGTGGTTGGGTATGACTCTGGTCTGGACCAGTTTTTAGAATCGGAAGAAAAGAATGCCAATGCTTTCAATAGGATTCATCTTGCACCAATGGACTCATTACTTGAGTACAACGGTTTAGATGCTTATTATACATACAGGATATATGAACGACAGTTCCCTAAGATAAAGAATGATCAGATTCTTGCTGAAGGGTATGAGCTATTCCATAACGGACAGATTGCTCTTGCAGACATGGAGTTCAATGGAATAGGCATTGACATTATCCAAGTAGAGAAGAATCTTCGTGAAGTTGAAGCAAAGATGCTTGAAGCTGACAAAAAAATAAAATCAGCTAAAGAACTGTCCCAGTGGGATAGTATAGAACCTTTCAATCCTAACTCCGGTAAACACAAGATTCATATGTTCTATGACATCATGCAATACCCGATTCTCAAACGAACCGATCATGGAGAACCGAGTACCGACAGTGATACTCTGGAGGAATTCGCTGAACTGTATGAGAATGAACTTGCTGGAGCAATTGTTGGAGCAAATACATACAAGAAAGTATATGACAATCTAAAGGGTATAAAGGTTGAAGCAACACCAACAGGAAAAGATGGAGAGTATGAAGTTCACCCATTTTTTAACTTAAACACAGTATCTTCATACCGCAGTAGTTCAGATAGTCCTAATGCTCAGAATATCCCAGTCCATAATCCTGAAGCTGCCAGACTGGTTCTTGGTTGTTATAAGCCAAGAGATGGTAAAGTTATCGTTGGAGCTGACTACACTTCTATTGAGTCTTTTGTTGGTGCGTGTTATCACCACGACCCGACTTTTGAAATGTATCTTATGAAGGAAGGAACCGATGCACACGCTGATACGGCTTGTGAGTTGTTCCTTACTAAGAAAGATGAGGTTGAGGATGGGTTCTTTAAGACAATGAGGCGAGTCGGCAAGAACGTAAACTTCTCTACAATGTACGGTATTTCAGTATTTAAGCTAGTGACAAACACATGGAATAGTATGTTGAGTCTTGAGCAAAAAGAGTTCTTGAAAACTAAAGGTATTGAGAATATCGATGACTGGAGTACACACATAACCCAGTGGTATAATGATTACTGGAACGTAAAGTATGGTACGCTTGGTGAGTGGAGAAACAATCTTTGGCAAAACTACATTGAGACTGGCGAAGTTGTTGGATACACAGGCTTCAAAGCAGTAGGTAAACTTGCAAAGAACTTTGTTGGTAATATGCCAGTTCAATCCGCAGCATTTCACTTTCTATTGAGAGGTATTATTGGTGCACGAAAGGAGTTGACAAACCGAGGAATTTCTGCTAAACTTATTCTTGAGATTCATGACTCAATAAAAATTGAATGTGATGAACAGGACATTGATGAAGTGAAAGATGTCATCGAGCAATGCTTTATTGATAACAACAAAAAGCGGTATACCTGGATGACAATGCCACTTCAAATCAAAGGTGAGTTGTACAGAAAGAATTTGTCCGAGGAAGAAGATCATTTTGCTCTTAATGGGAAGGTAGCATGAAGAAAGTAATCTTGCACTTATGTGCTGATTTAGGAAGTGACAGCAGGTTCTATCAATTAGACCCAGAGTATGAAGTAATTCTTGTCGGTAAAGAAATCGGGGTGGAGAATTATTCTCCACCTCATAACGTTCACGGGATTATTGCAAACCCACCATGCACTGATTTTTCTACAGCTAGGGGGTTCCACAAAGAAATAGATACCAGCTCCGGAATGGAGCTGGTACATCATTGCTGTAGGATAATTAAAGAGGCAAAACCAAAATGGTGGGCACTAGAGAATCCAGCCAATGGTACATTATCAGACAGCATAGGCCCACCGAGTTTCACTTACCAACCGTGGCAGTATGGAAGCCCTTGGACAAAGAAAACAGCACTATGGGGTAATTTTGTCATACCTGAACCATTGTATGAAAAGTGGGAAGATGTACCAAAGAATGATGATCTCTACGTTCGACCAGGCAGACCAAAGCCAGCATTAGCATTTCTTCACAAGTCGGCAATTGATTTAATCCCTGAGTTTCAGTGGGCAAGGGAACACATAAAGACGGATGCAGATATACGGTCAATGTGTAGTCAAGGGTTTGCAAAAGCATTTTATGAAAGCAACAGATAAAGGAGCTATAGATGATTAAGACAAAGATTAAGGAACGATACCAAGAAGGATTTATTGGTTTTTGGTTGAACAAGGGCGAGGAAGATAAAGAGTTTAGCATTGTAAAAAATATCGGAAACATGACCCTGCTTTATAATGAAGAGTCAGGACTACTACTTGACATATTCAACAACAAGATTGAACGGTTTGCAAAGGTAGATAATGTATGTGTATTTGTTGAAGCAAAGAATGTTGAATATGCAGATCGCTTCAATTTATATGGAGTGTATGAAATAGTAGACTTTGAAGTTGGAAGCCCAGTACTATTGAAACTGGTCCACACCGAAACAAATGAAATTGCCTACATGATGCCTAGTCGGTTGCGAGTGGTGCAAGTACGTGAAGAAGTTTGATGCTTATAGTTTTTTAAGAGATTTCAACCTCCCAATTTATATGCATTCAAAAAATACTGGGAAGAACTTTATAGGAACAACTTGTCCGTTTTGTGATGACCACGAGGACCATCTTGGGTTTCACAAAACACAAGCAAGGAATCCACACTGTTGGAAATGTGGCAGTCATTCACTGCCAGACACTATTCGAGCATTGACCGGGCAAAACCCAAAACAAATATTAGATGTGTACTCTACTGTGTCCTATATAGAACAAGAGATAGAGGGTATTCAACGTGCAACAACGATTGTGGTTCCTGGAACCAAGGAGTTTAAGCCAGCACATTTAAAGTATCTACAAGACAGAAAGTTTGACCCACAGTACATTATTGATAGATATGATCTTCGAGTTACTGGGACAATGGATGATTACCGAAATCGAATAATTATTCCAATCTACTATAACAAAATGATTGTATCTTATCAAGGGCGAACCTACGTTGGTGATGAGAGAAAGTATTTGACTTGTAGGCCAGAAAATGAAATAGTATTTCATAAAGACATATTTTATAATATGGACAATGCTAAATCTGACTCCGTTGTGGTTGTTGAAGGGGTATTTGATGTAATTCGGTTGGGCGATAATTCTATTGCTTCTTTTGGGACAAGCATCACTCAAAAACAAATCAACGTTCTGACAAAGTTCAAGAGGATATTTTTTCTGTATGACCCTGAACCGAAAGCCCAAGAAAGTGCAACAAGGGCCTTGACAATACTTTCTTCTTATGGTAAAATGTGCGAAAGAATTATGGTAGACGGTGTTGATCCTGGGGATATGAGTGATGATGATGCACTCTATCTAAAAAAGGAACTTGGCATTTTGTAAAGGAGAGTCTATGTATTGGGTAGAAAGTAATGGTGTTTGGGAGTTGAGTGTGAATAATGTCACCTTTACTGTCAAGGTTGTTGGTAGGCTTGCTTTTGTCCAAGCAACAAAGCAAGGACAAAAACCTGTCCCAGTATTCCCAGAAATATGGGGACACAACATTACCGATGTCAGAATAGCTACACTCATGAAGATCAAACAACTACGAGAAGGAAAACAATTCAATGGCACTGCACAATAAATACAGACCAATAAATTTTGATACACTTATGGGGAACAAACATATTGTATCGTCCATTGCTGCTCAAGCAAAAAAATCTCCAAAAGAAAGAATGCACACTTACTTCTTCACCGGGCCAACGGGAACTGGGAAAACGACTATAGCCAGGATAATGGCAAAAGAGTTTGGTGCTATGGTGGAAGAGATAAACACATCGGAAGACAACGGTGTTGATTTTGCCCGTTCTCTGGTACAGAGAATCCAGTACAAGGGTTTTGATGGAGATAAACTCTATATACTTGATGAGTGCCATAGACTGACTACTGATGCCCAAAATATTTTATTGAAAGTTCTTGAAGAACCTCCAATTCATGCTTATATTGTATTGTGTTCTACTGACCCACAAAAGGTTATCAAGACAGTTGCCAATAGGACACTTCGTTTAGAGACAGGTAAACCAAATTCTGCGGAATTATTTGACTTACTCGATGATATTGCCACACTGGAAAAAATTCCAATTGTGGATGGATTATTGGATGTAATAATTGAGCAGTCAGATGGGGTTCCAAGAGATGCGGTAACAATGCTTGAGTCAGTTGTAGGTGTTGAAAAAGATCAACAGGTTGATTCAATAAGGAGGGGAAAATCTGAAGAAGGAGATGTAATAAATCTTTGTAGGGTGTTATTGAACAATCCAAAATGGAAAGATGTGGCTTCAATATTGAAAGTGCTTGATGTGCAACCAGATAAGATTCGGTTAGCAGTGATTGGGTATATGAGTAAAGTGTTACTTGGTGGCACCAGAAATATGCAAGCATTTGCTGTACTGTATGAGTTTGAAAATCTCGGGTTTGGCTGTTCAATGGCTTCAATAATTAAAGCCACATTTCGAGTTTGTACAGACTAACCAAGGAGGTAGTATGAAGATGAAGGAATTGATGTACCAAGTGCTTACAGATGAATTTAAGAAGTACGCACGTTGGACTCAAGAAACTGCAATTTACAAAACCAAGGAATCGGCAATAACTTGTTGCCTTCTTGGTCTTGGTGGAGAAACTGTTGAGCTGTATCAGCACACACTGGAATCACGGTTGGATGATGACTTGATTAAAAAAGAGTTTGGTGATATATTGTGGTACATCGGGCATCTAAGTTCTGTTACGGGTATTGTTGATGAACTTAATATCCAGCCAGCAGAGTATATGTTTGATGAATTATTTGAATATGCTGGGACCATACAAGAACATTTTAAGAAGGTGGTACGAGACTTTGATTTTGATATTGAGTCATCTGGTAAGAGAGAAACAATCGTTTTGCTTATAAATGATTTTCTTTCTCAAATCCATGCTCATATTGAAGATGTGTATGATTATGATTTTGAAGAAATCATGTTGATGAATAAAGAGAAGTTAAACTCACGTAAAGATCGTGGAGTCATTTCAGGTAGTGGAGATAACCGATGAACATAGAAAAAGATTTGAGTATCGACAAGTTCAACCTTGACAAAGAAGCAGTTGAACACTCTTCCAAATTGTATCAGTATTCAGAGATGCTTACCGAAGAAAAGAAAACCCTCTCTGACATTGAGCTACAACTTGAGATTCTGTCTGCTTCAGTAGCCCGACAAATTAGAAGTGGTGACTACCCAGGAACCAAGGATTTAAAAGTAACCGAGGGGGTGGTCAAAGAGATTGTATCAACAGACCAAACCTTGGTAGACTTACAACGTAAGATTATTGAGCAAAAAGCCTACGTTGCAAAGTTGGCAGCAGTAGTTGATGCCTTTCAGCATCGTAAGTACATGATTATCAAGACAATAGATTTGTTTCTTGCAAACTATTTTACTGATATTAAGCCGTCAAAGACTAATACGTCTGTTGATATGGAACAACTAAGGGGGCTTGCAAGTGAAGCTGACTGAAGCGTTTGTAGTATACTCATTCATTAGGGACTCATTGCTTACAAGAGACAATAAGCCAGTAGGAAGTTTTGCTTACAAGTTCTACAAGTTTATGCGCCTTGTAGATAAGGAGCGAGAAATTATGAAAGAAGTCATGGATTCTCAATGGGAGGAAACATATGGGATAACATTTGAGAAAGCGGATAAAGAAACACAGGAAAAGATGCAAATAGAATTTGCTCAAGAATGTGACAAGATTGTAATAGAAGTTGATACTTTTATTACTGAAAAGGATGTTGATTCACTTGGACTTTCATTTGATGAAATTGTTAAAATTGGTTTACTTATAGAGGAGAAATAACATATGTCTGATTTGTATAACGCTGATGTATTTGCTTCAGATGCTTTTAAAAATGCTACTTCAATTGAGAACAATAGCGGTAAGAGCCGAAAGTACCTTAATGCAATTGATTATAAACGTCTTACTACTGACACTGGAATTGAAAAATTCAAGTTTGAACCCGATGGGGAGTACACATTTAGTTTCCTTCCGTTTCCAATAACTGAAGCTCACCCAAACTACAAAACTCTAAAATCACAAAATATCCCAATTGACTGGAAGCTAAACATCTATTTGCATTCTGTCCCTACAGACACTGGAGTGCAAAGGTTTGTTTGCCCCAGTAAGACTTTTGGAAAGCCGTGTCCATTCTGTGATGAAAAACGAGTTCTATTCAACAAAGAAGGTGGTTATGATGCTCACAAGGATGAGATCAAGAAGTTCAATGATACTTTGAGGAACTACTTTCTGGTTTACAACCATGCAGATGAAAAAATCTATGTTATGGAGTATGCTCACTTTTACTTCGGAGAACTTCTAGAGCGTAAGTTAGCTCGGTCTAATGGAACACAACGCCAGATTATTCTTGCTGACCCTCGGGAAAACAGACACTCATTGCATTTCTGGGTAGACCCTTCCAAGCTGAAGGATTCCAAAGGAAAGGCAATCATTGGTCCAGTGAATGAAATGGAATTTGTTAATCGAGCAGATGCAATTCCTAAGTCTGTAATGGATAAAGTGTTTCCTTTGGATAAGTATATTGTCCAATACAGCTACGAAGAAATTCAAGGGTTCCTTGATGGGACTTACTTTGCTGATAATGGAAGTGAAGAAGAAACCACTTTGTCCCAGTTCCCAAGCAACTATCCTCCAAAGGAAGAAGCTGAAGCCACACCAGTTGCACGGGTTGCACCAGTAGTTGAGCAACCAGCTACGGCTGAGATGAGTGAAAGAGAAAAGCGAAGACTTGCTCGGATGCAACAAGCTCAGGCC